ATGCCCACTTCCCTGACCCCCGAAGTGCTCGATCACTGGACCGCCGTGGCGGCCGCCAAGAACGAAGCCGAGAAGGCCATTGCCCATTACATGGGTTGAGGCGGTCTCGGCCGAGGTCTGACAGGCCAGGCCGGCACTCGCCATCGAGCATGTGAAGCGGGAGCCCCATGGGGCTCCCGGTTTTCGTTTTGGTATCTCTTCGCCCTGACGTTCTTCCTGTCGTTCCTGCTGGCTTCCCCTGATCGCCCAGCCGGGGCCAGCCATGGAGGAGGCGTCATACTCGATACAATATTTGTACAAAAAGAACATATGGTATAACTTGCTGTACAATATTTTTCTGGCTGGAGATCGAAACGCCATGCTGGCTTCCCTCGTCACGCTTCTCTCGTCCCCCGCGCTCGAATCGCGCAAGCCCCGGTCGCCCCTGGCCGCTGCCCTGCACCGGCATACGGCCACGGTGACGTTCACCCCCGAGGGCATCATCCGTCAGGCGAGCCCGGCTTTCCTGTCGGTTCTCGGCTATCAGGCCTCGGAGGTGCTGGGCCGCCACCATCGGATGTTCTGCGACCCGGAAACGGTGAACGGCCGGGAATACGGAGAGTTCTGGGCGGCACTGGCCCGAGGCGAGCACCGGGCCGGCACCTTCCGACGCCTCGACAAACGGGGGCGCGAGGTCTGGATCGAGGCCACTTATCTTCCGGTGATGAATCGGAGCGGCAAGCATGTCGACCATGTGATCAAGATCGCCAGCGATGTCACCGAACAGCATCAGGCGGCGATGTCACGCAAGGCACTGGTCGAGGCACTCGGTCAGTCCATGGCCGTGATCGAGTTCACGCCGGAGGGTGTCGTGCTCGATGCCAACCCCAACTTCCTGGCCGCGACCGGCTATGAGCGTGAACAGGTCCTGGGCCAGCACCACCGCCTGTTCTGCCACGAGGCCTTCTACGAGCAGAATCCGGACTTCTGGCAGCGTCTGGCCCAGGGCGAGCTCCGTCAGGGCAAGTTCGAACGGATCACGGCCTTCGGGGAGCCGCTGTGGCTGGAGGCCACCTACAACCCGGTCTTCGATGCCGATGGCAGGGTGGTGCGGGTCGTGAAGTTCGCCACCGATGTCACGGCCGACGTGCAGGCCGCCGAGGCCACCCGTGCTGCCGTCGTCTCGGCCCGGGAGACATCGGTCCAGACGGAGCAGATCACGGCCAGCGGCATGGCGCAGCTGCAGGATATCGTTCGGGAGTGCATGGCGTCCGTCGACGAGATGGGGAGCGCCCGGGAGGCCGTGCAGGCACTCGTGGCCCAGGCGGAACGCATCAACGGCATCACCTCGGAGATCGCGCGAATCGCCGAGCAGACCAATCTGCTGTCGCTGAACGCCACCATCGAAGCGGCTCATGCGGGAGAGCACGGCAGGGGCTTCGCTGTGGTGGCGGGCGAGGTTCGACAGCTGGCTCATCGGGCGAGCGAATCGGTGGGGCGGATCGACGACGTGCTCGCCGACAACGCCGCCATGGTGGCCCAGGCAAGCGAGCAGATGCAGTCGGCCGTGGCCAAGAGCCAGCAGATCCATGCCCATGTGACGGACATCGAGCGACTGGTCGGCGAGATTCGGCGAGGCGCTTCGGATGTCACCTCGTCCGTCGACCGTCTGATCGCCGACCAGGCCCCAGACGCCTGACGCGGCGCCTGTACCGGGTGGCGCTCGGCCGCCGCTAAGATAGCTGAGTCCGCCGCAGTGGCGCTTCAGGAAGTGGCTTCAAGACGCCGGCGAGAAGCTTGGTTTCGATGCCTGCTTGTCGCGAATCTTTTCCACCTTGGTCCATATGCTGGCGAGCTCATCCTCGCCGGCCTTTTCCATGTCGATGCCATGCGCGCGGCAGAGCGCGGCGAGTGTAACCTGCACGCCGCCCACTTCCTGAACCGGATCGCCGGCCTTCCGGCCGAAGACGTATTCGACGAGCTGGCGGGCTTCTTCCTGGGTACAGCCGCAGGCCTGGACCAGCTCCAGCGCTTCTTCCAGGAAGCGATGATTGCGTTCGGAGGTGTCTCCGGCAATCTGGCTGCCGAAACATGCCAGTAGCCAGGGCGTCACCCGCTCCTGAAACGATGCGCTGGCGTGAGCTGTGCGGTCCTGAGCGCCGGGCATCGATTCGAGGGTGCCAGTTCTAGGCTCAGACGAGGACCGTACCTGTTCTAGTTCCCTGATCAGCCGGGCGTTTTGCGCGAGCAGTTCCTCGTACGTCGGGTCTTCGCTGCTGCTGCCTTGGGTCATATCGAGTCTCTTTTCGATGCGGGTAGGTAAGCGAAACGCTTTTCGGCGTTGATGCGAGGGGGCTTGATGGTGCCGGCGAGCCGTCTATACGGGGCATGCCTGGTGAGCGTATCGCGATGGCGTGATTTGCCTCTACAGCGAGGGCTGACGACACCTGGCGTTCGAGGCTAAGTCTGATGAGCGACTGCGCCATTCTCTTGTGCGTCTCGGTAAATCCCGGTTCCGACATCTGCCATGACGTATCGCCGACAGCATGGCTACGATGGTCGTGCGTCGGTGCAGCGCAGCAGTTCATTGATGACAAGGAGTCAGTTCATGGCGGATCGTAAAGTGACGGCATCGGGGAAAGGGATCGACGGGGATATCGTCCAGCTGTGTCAGAGCGGTGCGGCCTGGTCGCCCACGTCGCAGGCCGACGCGATCAACGAGATCGAGAGCAACCAGCACTGCTATTACGTCGAGGATGATCAGGGGCGCCGTGCCGATCTTCACGTGGCCGGGTTCGGCGGTGAGAAGTATCTGCGTACCGATCCGGATGCCACCTGCGACAACGATCTTCATCGGCTGCCCGACTGCTGAGTGGCAGCCGCACATGGCAGTGAAAGGCCCGCCAATGGCGGGCCTTTTGCATATTCGGCTACTTGCCGGAATTCTTGCGCTGCTGGTACTGGCTGTAGGCCTGCTTCGCCGCCCGCTTGGCCTTCTCACGGTTCTCGGGCTTGCGGAACCAGTTCGCAATCGCGGCACCAATGGCTTTCTTCATGGCGTGCGCTCCTAGGATATATAGCCTGTCCGATAGTGATGGATGCGACAGTGGGTGAGATCAAGTCCTGTCACAGCCGACCAAAGCTGTTGCAGTGAGCCACCTTGTGAGACGCGTGCGAGCATCCTGCTTCTCTACCGCCGGATGGCGATTTTCATATGCTGGGCCAGTCGGCGCAGAGAGAGCGTTTGGCCATGATTGCGCTTCTCGATCACTGTGCGTATGAACAGCACCGGAAGGAGGGCTGGTGAGCGAGAGAAGTGGTGGTATAGCGTCGAATCGGTGAGACAGATGCGGAAAAGTGAGACAGAGGGTAGGGCAGAGCCCTGATATGGAAAGGGGGACCGGCTTAGGTGTGGCTCTACCATTGAGCTATTCCCAACAGGGCGCAGGCCCGGTGAGCTAGGGAATCAGGATCCTCTGTCGATTCCATTCGCAGAGTCAGGCATGGTCGCTCAGCAAGCCATTTTTCATGCCTTCCCAGACTCCGTCCTGTCATGACGCCAGCGTCGTATTGGGCTGCCCATTCGAGAAACCCAGGATCGACCGAGCCGTATCGCTGCAGGTCTCGTTGTGTGATGCGTTCGAGCCTGGTCTGAGTGGGAGCGGTCAAGAAAATGATCGCATCGAATCCGTCCTCTACCTCTTCGCCCCAGGACATCACGGATCCTGATACCACGAGTCGCGAATTGTGGTTGATCACGGAGCGCATGAGATGGAGGCGTTCCTCTGCCTTGCGCTTTTCCTGAAACGGGGGAGTGGTCGGCATCCAGTAGATGTCGTCGGCTTCTTGAAAGGCTGCCCCGAGATATGTTGCCAGAACGCTCCCCAGTGTCGATGTGCCGGCACCGGCGGCACCTGTGACGAGAGCTCTCATCGCTTGTTCACCACCATGCTTGAGGATTCGCTGGACGTGCATTTGCTCGGTGGCAGGGGAGCAAGTTTTCCGAAAAATGTCCAGACAAAGAAAAACGGCCACCGCTCTGATGAGCTAAGTGGCCGTTTTTCTTGATGTTTGATGGTCGGAGCGACTGGATTCGAACCAGCGACCTTTGCAACCCCATTTTTGCGTCAAGTATCCTTTAAGTTCTTGGTATTGCTGGAAAAAAAAGGGCTATTTAAGGGGCGGCCAAAATGGCCATCGCAGCCAATACGAATCAACAGGTTACGAGCCTTGTTTTCCAAGCAGCTCGGCCATGCTCAGGGCCGTGCCCTTGGCCTGCTGCCAGCGGATGTCGTGGCCGTCCAGGTAGACCTGCGTCATGTCTGGGTCGGCGTGTCCCATCAGCACCTGGATGTCAGCGACCTCGGTACCGGCGAGCTCCTGAAGACGTGAGCCCAGGGCCCGTATCTCGTGGAACGTCGGCCGGGCATTCTCCGGCAGCCGCTTGATGCTCGGCACCTTCAGCCGCAGCCGGGCGAACTCCTTGCTGACCTGGTCGCCGCTGAGCTGTGTCCAGTGATCCTTGCTGGCGCTCTTGCGCATCCGTTCCGGGTGGCGGTGCACGAGGTAGGGCGACATCGGCGGCAGGGCCCGAGCGCGCTTGATGAGGTCATCAACGGGTGGGGTGACCTCGATCGCCACGTATGCGGTCTTGCTGCGTTCTTTGGTCTTCTGGCGGACGTAGTGCAGGCGGTTCCCGCGGACATCATCGAAGCGTGCGTTGACGGCCTCGGCGCGCCCGAACAGACACAAGAGGCCGAGCTCCATCGCGATCTGCATCCAGTCGGGAGCGTGAGCGTAGATGGCCTGAAACTGCTCGACCGTCAGGCGCCGCCGGACCTTCTCGTACTGGTTGCTCGAGCGGGTGGGCTCCACAGGGTTCGTCTGCAGCCAGCCCTTCGTCTGCGCGAATTGGCATACCTGCTTGAGCACGGCGCGATACTGCACATAGGCGCTGCCCTGGTGATTCTCGTCGAGGTACTGGGCACACCAGCGCGTGTCGAGGGTGGCGAGCGGCATGTCGCCGGCGTCCTCGATCAGCCGATTGCCGCGGCCACGCTTGGCTCGCTTGGTCCACTTCGAGAGCTTCTTGTCGGGCTCGACCCATTCGGCAAGCCAAGCCTTCACCGCGGTGGCCAGGGTGTCGCCTTCCTCTCCCAGCACTCGTGCGGCATAGTCGACTCCCTTCATCAGACGAGCGTTCAGGATCCGGGCGGCATCTTGAGCCTTGGCGCGATCCCGGCCCATACCGTGTCGCGTGCCAGTATCCGGGCGGCGGTAGATGTAGTAGCCGTTCTCCTCGTACAGGTTGGGCTCCAGCCCCTTATATCTGCGTTTCCTTGGCCGTGGCGCCATCTCAAGCCTCCAGCACGCTATCCGCCAGCGAATTGCCGGTCTGGCGCCGCTCTGCATCTAGGTCGATGAACCAGGTGCCGCCCATCTTTTTGGCGGGCACGTGTCCCTCGCGACACCAGCGGCGTACGGTGGTCATGGATGGCGGATTGCCGGCGAAGCGAGCCTGCCGCCACTGATCGAGATCCATCAGCTTTCCCATCATCTTAGTCTCCCGTTCTCCGTTGCCCGCCCGGGCCGTGCCCGCGGCTTCCTCGCCACTGTTGTTCCTGCTGGCCCACAGCCGCGTCCTGACGCTGCTGCACCAGCTCCTGCACCTCAGGCATGGCCTCGAGGGTGTGCAGCCGCTGCAGGGCTGTCTGCTGGCGCTGGAGCAGGCGGCTGGCGATCTCGGCCAGCTGCCACATGTCGGCCGGCGCCTCGCCGTCGCGGCGCACCTTGCCGAGGCCATAGCAGCCGCCGCACGGCTGCCGCTGGTTGCCCTTGATCTGGTCGGTACCGCTGCCCATGCACAGCGTGCAGTCGTCTTTCTCGATCTCCCGCCAGTGCTGGTGCCATTCCCCCTCGAGGGCAACGCTCTCGACGTCGCGGTCCAGGTCCCGATAGAGCGCCAGACGCTTGCCATCGAGCGCTCCAGCGCCATGGTGCAGAGCGACCAAGGCGAAGCGTCCGCCTTGGGTCTTGTGGGTGTGGGTGGGCTGGGTCATGGCTCTTTCTCTTCTCTTGACGGCTGATGGTCCCGCGCTGATTCAAATTGGTGCCGGACAGCCCCGGCGGACTCACCACTTCGCAGGTGACGCGCCCTGCTATCACCACAACAGCAGGAAAGCCTAAGTACGCTGTGCTAGCGTGGAGGTACACCACAACAGCACAGGAATGACTAAATGAGTAAAGACAAGTCAGGAGGCAGAGCTCCGCGCCCCTCTTCGCCACCCCCGTCGAGGGAGTATCGGGATCACGTTCCCATTCATCGGGCGCCGCCACCTCCGCCACCAGATCGCAAGTCTTGATAGCCTCAAGGAGAAGTACATGAGCCCGGAGCGGAACACGAAAGAGTTCACCGTCTATAACTCTTTCAATGTGGAAAAGCTGACCGAGACCCTGAACGCCCGGGCTGATCGCCTTTGTACCTTCCTGCTGATCCTGTTGGGGTCGGCTGTTTTCGGCGATCTTGCTAATACCTTCCTTTTGGGGTTCGCCGTTGCCTCTATCGCTGCCATCCAGTTTGTGTGTCGCTTCGGTGAAGCAGCTGGCGGAGCCAAGGCTCAGAAACAGCGTTATGCAGCCCTTCTTGGGCGAATGGGCGATATGCCTGACGAGTCGTTGATCGAACAAATAGAGCGCGTCCACGAACAAGACAGTCGCTCTCTCTCTGCAGTTGAGCTGATTGCATTCAATAAAGCTTGCTTGATGCGCGGCCAGCCTGAGCACATGAAGGCTCTGACCTTTTCTGCTCGTTTGTTGGCACCACTGATAGGTGGTCATCCCTGTGAGCCTGCTGCTACTTCGAAACAGGGGCATGGCACTTCTCCCTGACGCGACTGCAGCTGCCATCTCTAACTCCTCAGAACTGCACCAGCTGGCGCTGGGCGTTATCCATGGGTTGCAGGCGGGCAGGGCACTGCTCTTCGGCGATGCCTTGCCAGTCGGGCTGGCCGGCGCGGCGGTTCAGCGGCACGCCGCGCTCGACCTCGGCGCGCCACAGGGCGACGTCCTCGCAGTACTGCCGGTGCGCGGCGCTGGCGACTTGGGTGTCCATCCGGGTGATGGCGGCGATGGCGAGCAGCAGGGCGGCGCCCACCACCAGGCCGATGAAGATGACGACGCACCCGAGAGCGCGGCGGTCGTTGGGTGTCATGCGCATGGGGTGGCCTCCTCGAGCAGCTGGTGCAGCGCCTCGGCGACCTGGCCGAGCTGCTGGATGCAGGCGTGACGTTCGATGTCGTCGGCATTGCGATCAGGCAGGTAGACCAAGTCACGCAGGCCCGTGCCGTCGGTCCAGTCGGCGGCTTCGGCCTTGGTGCCGATCACCAGGGCGTGGCGGCCCGGGGCGGCGATGCTTCGTTCGTAGCTGACGACAACGTCGTGGCCGCCGGCGAGGTTGATGGCCATGGCGATCTCGTGGATCTGCGCCACCGGTGCGGTGATGCCGATGTGGATGCCGTGACGCTGGAAGACGCGGGCGATGTTCTGGGCGCCCAGGGCGAGAGTGCTCATGCGATCAGCTCTCCCAGGTCGAGGCCACGGCCGCCGGAGCTGGCGCGGGCGCTGACGGTGGTCTGCTGGCGCGTGCGAACCGGAGTGCGGGCACGTAGGCTCTGGCCGTGGAGGTCGGCGACCATCAGCAGGATGGCGAGCGGGGCGATCCAGCCGCGGCGCATGCCCTTCACGATGGCGTCAGCGGCGCGGACGGCGTTCAGCCGGTAGTAGATCGCCTCCGCGGTGCTCTTCACGGTGGCCGGGCTGATGCCGCGCTCTCGGGCGATCTCCTTCTGGGTCATGCCGTTGGCCAGGCCGGCCAGCACCATCGCCTGCTTGGCGGTGGGCCAGCTCGACCCGCGGCCGCCGACGCGGCAGCGGAAGCCGGCGAACTCGATGGTCTGCGGTTGCGGTGTGTGTTCCATGAGAGGCCTCCCCATCCATATCTTTACCTGATGGGTAACTATTACCCATGGGTAAACATTTAGTCAATACCTGCGGGTAATTTTTGGGCGAGCGGGCATAAAAAAACCCGCCTCGAGGGCGGGTTCGATGGGGGCAAAGTGGTGATCAGTGCATCGCGGCTGGAGTCTCTGCAATCGCCTTCTGTATGGCCTGCTGGCCCATATTGTCGGGCAGTAGGCGTATGTGGGGCTTGCTCTCCAGCTCCCGAACAACCTCTCTGTAGGCTTTCAGGCGGGGGCCATTTGCCTCAGGCTGACGGCTGATGAAGACGGCATCCGATGGGGCGGCGCCTGCCGCTATCAGGCGTTCCATCTTGGAGATCCACTTGTCTCCCTTCTCGATGATGCTGCTGGGATCTTCGAGATCGAAGGAGATTGGTTTGATCGCCTGTCGGGTAGTGCTGTTGTCCTTCCAAAGAAATGGGAAGGTCACCTTGTAGTAGCCCGCGGTCAGCGTGCCCCTGTCATAGTGGCGATTCGGCAGATTCTTCAGGAGACGGTTGACCCGCTGGGTCAGCTGCTGCTCGGCGTCCGGCTTGTTGTCGAACTCATGGTGGACGTAGTTGAGGAACAGCTTCTCCAGGGCGTCTTCAGGCTTGGCCGCGGCGATGACGCCGGGGCGGCTGAAGCGCAAAATCGTCTCGGTCGGGCTAGTTAGGTGCTTGAACACAGAGAGCTGTAGTTCGCTATCGTGAGCATGGCTCTTCATCACATCGCTGATTCGTGCCAGCTCGTCGGCAATGCCGCGGCGGGCGTTCAGCAGCACCTTCTTATCCAGTTTGGAGAAGAATTGCGTGATGCGCTTGTAGTGACGCGTCTCAAGACGATATAGGAACGTGCCATCGCTACAGAGCATGACGACCCCCAGGTTCGCGAACTCACCTGTCTCGGGGTAGGGCTGGAAGCGCAGCACCGCATAATTGCAGATGGTGCTCATAGGTTCCTCCAGATGTCATCCTCGTTTAGCCGCTTCAGCCACTGGTGGCGCGCTTCAAGCGTCGGCTGGGATGGCGTCGTATCGTCGTCTGGATCTCTGTAGACCCATTCGTCAGGTAAAAGGTCGACGATCGTATCCCAGTCGGCCAAGGCTCTGTCAAGCACCTCGATATGCGCTTCTCGTACCACCAGGTCGTCCAGGGTCGTCGTTTGGCCGCTGAATACGTGTAGATTCGTCCAGTCCGGCGGTTCAAGGTCCAGCAGGGCGACGTTGTGATCAATGACGGCCAGCTGGTTTTCAGGCGTCATCAGGAGATTGACGTTACCGCCAAGAGCGGTCAACTGCCGGTCACCGTTGTTGACCCATATGTCGAACAGTAGCACACGCTGTTGTAGATCTTCGCCGATGCTGGCTACTTGAGAGAATCGCATTTCTGCTGCCTGATCGAGCAGTAGCGAGGCGAAGGCTGGCCCGCCGCCGAGTTCGTGAGCTTTCTCCACCCCGCAATGCGCCAGCAGCGTTGGTGAGATCTCCATGATGCCGTGATCCGGGATAGGAAGCCCACAGCGGTCACCGAGCTCGGCGCAGAGCAGCTCCGAGACGAGTGCTGAGCGGCCGGCGCCATCAATCCCCTTTACGACATAGACGTCGCCTTCCGTGTCCCTCACTAGGAAAGGGCAGGAACGGCCTTGCTCGGCGGGCCTGAGAATCTCTTCGGCCACCAGCTTGCGTTGGATCATCATCCCTGAGTCGTTGCCTCCCAGCTCACAGTCGGGTCTTTGCCTCCACGGCCACGCCGAGGATCCGGCAGTTGCCGTTGATGGGGATCAGCGGGTAAGCCGGGTTCAGGGCCTTCAGGTAGCGCTGCCCGCTGTCCTCGATCAGCTGCTTGAACGTTGCCTCGTTGCTGTCGGCGAGCAGGGCGGCCACCAGCTTGCCCGGCACGGCTTCGATGCCGGTATCGAACAGCACCAGTGTCCCCTCAGGAACGCTGGGGCGGCTGCCTGCAGGAGCGGTCATCGAGTCGCCCTGCACCTCGAGCCAGAATGCGCGGCCCTGTGCACGGTAGTCGGTGGACTCCTCGTGGGGCTCGGCGCCGGGCTCATAGGGCGTGACACACTCCGTCCAGGCACCGGCCTGCACGCGGCTGATGACCGGGTAGCGGTGGTAGCGAATCGGCTGCGGTGCTTCTTGGACATTGGAGGCTGTTGCCGTTTCGGGCTCCCTATCCAGCCAGCCCTGCGCCAATCCCAGCGCCTTCTCGATATGTCGCGCGAAGTCCTCGCCGATCTTCTTCCGGTGAGCCTTGTCGCTTAAACAGCGTGAGATATAGCTCGGCTCTCGCTCGATGGCGTGAGCCAGAGCGGCTCTCTTCCCCTCAAACCGGTCATTGAGGAGGGCCTTCAGATTGTCACGGCGACGGTCGGCGATATTCATGTGGGTATATTCGGGCACTGTTACTCACAGGTAAATTACCCGCGGGTATTGACTAAAAGATTACCCATGGGTAATTCTTTGGGCAGCAATCACAGGAGCTGCCCATGAAAATCCGCCATGAAGGCCTGCTTCGCTGGATCAGAAGCGCCAGCGATAAGCAGGTTTCCACCACTGGTACCACGCGCGCCTACCTCAAGCAGATCGCCTATGGCCATAAGCCGGCATCCCCGGAGATCGCTGTGCGTGTCGAAGTGGCTTCTGACGGCGCGGCAACTCGCAAGTCACTCCGGCCGAATGATTGGCATGTGCTGTGGCCGGAGCTGATCACTTCCCACACCCCAAAGCCTACCCCCGGCCGGGATACGCCGACGACCGCCTGACCGGGGTGGATATCCATACAGGTAAAGGACAAGGGGACGAGATGACCGCCGCATTGACGCTGCCGAGCTACGGGAATAGCTCACGCACCGACCTGATCCTCGAGGTGGCCAGCCTTGGGCTTGCCGTCGAGGGCGCACTGCATGATTTGGGGCCGGCCGGTGAAGCTCGGGCCCGGGCACAGTTCCATCATGCCATGGCCACGCTGCTGGCGCTGGTGGAAGCCGAACAGGAAGACGACGAGGCCCGGGAGCGGGTCGTCGAACACTGGAGCCACCACGCGCAGCTGGTCGAGGCCTATCAGGCCGATCTGGCGCAGATCGAGGGAGACGAATGATGGGACTGGATATTGCTCAGCTAGATCAGTGGGAGATTGAGCAGGCGTTAGGCGATCTGCATCGGCAGCTCATGCGTGCCCAGTGTGAGGTAGGGGACCTGGAACGCCAGGCAGCTGAACGACGCGAGGAGGAGGCAAGGCTGCTGGCGGCGATCCGTGAGCACCGCCAGCAGTTGGGTCTTGAGGATACGCCTATAGAGCGTCGCTCCAGCTTGTCTTCGCGGCGGTCGGGTCATGGGGTTTCAGCATCGGGTAAAGGGCCATATCGCAAAGATCGCCATGACAAGCCTCAAACGCCTTCTGAGGAAGTGTGAAGCTATGCAGCTCTCGATGCAGTATCCGAGCCAACGCAGGAGCGTCCATCTGATCAGTGTCGCTGGGGAGCAGCCGCAGCTTCTCTCGCGCTATCAGGCGGGCGCCATCCAGTCCTTCCAGGGGGGCCCATGCAGTGCCTATCTCGAGACGAATGCTCTCCGAGAAACAGGTGAGCAGGAAGTCCCGGAAAGCCTCCTTGAAGGCGCCTATCAGTTCCGGCGCGTTCAGGGCGCCATCTGGATCGGCGTCGTTGCGCTCAATCGCTTGATCGCGCAGTTCCTGCCACGTCCGACGATATGGAAGTCTCTTTTCCTCTGTTTCGGTCACAGTGTTGCTCCATCAGGTGCGTTGCGGTGTGTGGAAACTCCTAATTTACCGGAGAGCACTGTGACCCTCTATTCGGGTAATGGAGGTGGCGATGTCCGTTGAAGCCACGTCCTGGGCGCTCCAGCAGCAGGCCGTCACCGATCCCGGTGCGAGGTCGGTGCTTTTCGGCCTGGCCAACCATGCCAACCACGAAGGCCGCCACGCCTTCCCGAGTGTCGACCTGCTGCGCCGCTACACCGGCCTGGGCCGTCGCACGGTGATCGCCAAGCTCAAGCTGCTCCAGCAGGCGGGGCTGATCCGCAAGGGTAACCAGCGGGTCGCCGCGGCGATCATCGACCGCGCCGACCGTCGCCCTACGGTGTATGACCTCGCCCTGGGCATGGGGCTGGAAAGCGTCGAGCCGATCGGCGACGAGCAAGAGCCGGACATGCCGACCGAGCCGGGTGCAAATGCTGCACCCCGTGGGAATGGCTCACGGGATGCACAGGCTGCACCCCGTGAAGGGAACGGGGTGCAGGATTCTGCCAACGGGGTGCAAATGACGACGCCACGGGGTGCAGGAGCTGCACCCGAACCGTCCGGAACCAACCCCAACTCTCTCTCCGGCGCGGGCGACGAGCATCCGATGTTCGGCCAGGCCGCCGGACGCGATGACGACGGCCAACCCCCGGCGGGGGTTCACCGCGTCGCTATGACCCTCGGCTGGCAGCCCGAGCCCGAAGCGTTCGCCATGGCCTGCCAGCGCGCTGGGCTGGCTGCTGACACCGAGTACACCCCGGCCCAACTGGCCAAGTTCACCGCCCACCACGCCGATGCCCCGGGCCGCCGCCACGGCCAGGCCGCCTGGCTCGCCAAGTTCGTCGACTGGATCCGCAACGATGACCGCCGCGCTCAGGCCGCGGCGAGCGCCACCACGGGAGGACAGCCTCATGGAAACCGCACAGGACATGCTGGCCAGCGTCAGCGCTTCGCCAACCTCAGCGCCGCAGAAGGTCGTCGCCTCGTTGAGCAGCGCCGCCGAGAGCAAGCGGCGGGAGCGCCAGGGGGCGAGATCTACGACGGGGACGCTGGCGCCGGTCACTGAGCAAACCATCGACTGGCTGTTCGATGCCCTGGGCCAGCTCTACGGCGTGCACTGGCGCCGCCGCTGTGCCGATGCGGGCTGGGGCGAGGAGATCGAGGGCCAGTGGATCTGCCTCGACGCCACCGGCGAGTGGTTCCAGGCCCTGCAACACCTGAGCGAGCCCCACGTGACCTGCGGGCTGGCCGCGCTGAACGAGGCCGCCGCCACCGCCGTGGCCGAGGGGCGCACCGCCTGGCCCCCGGACAGCGCGATGCTCTTCGCCAAGAGTTGCCGCCTGCGCCCGGAGCCGCTGGGTCTGCCGAGCCTCGAGGAGGCCTGGCGCAATGTGCAGGAGCACGCATTCGCCGGCCAGCCGTACCTCCACGACGCCGTGGCCGCTGCCGCCGAGCACGTGGATCTGCACAACCTGCGCAGCGCGAGCTATCACCAGCTGGCCGAGCACCGCCGGCAGTTCGCCCACTACTACGCCAGCAGCAACCGCGATTGCGTGGTCGAGCGGGTGGCCCGCGGCGAGAGCCTGCGCCCCCGGGCGGCTCTGGGGCACGACGGCCAGCGCAGCCGCGCCGAGTTGGCCGAGCGCACCGGGCGCGAGGCAGCACAGCAGCGCGTGGCCGATGCCGGCCTGCCGCACAGCATGAACGCCGACCAGGGGCTCCGGTCCCTGCGGGCCGCACTGAAAGGAGCCTGACCCATGAGCAACGTGATCCCCTTCGAGTTCGATCAGCAGCAGGTGCGTGTCGTCCAGGATGACGACGGCGACACGCTCTTTCTGGCCCATGACGTCGCACGTGCCTTGGGGTATGCCAAGCCGCGCAATGCCGTGGCCCGTCACTGCAAGGGGGCCCTGAAACGGGGCGCCCTTACCGATGGCGGTCAGCAGGATATGACGGTCATCCGTGAGCCCGACGTCTATCGCCTGATCGTGAAGAGCAAGCTGCCCAGCGCCGAGCGCTTCGAGGCCTGGGTGTTCGAGGAGGTGCTGCCCGCGATCCGCCAGACCGGTGGCTATCAGGTAGCCCAGCCTGCCCCGGCCGAGGACACCACGGCCATCGCTCGCGCCTCGGCCATTGCTGGCGCCCTGGACGGTGCCGCCCGGGCCTTCGGCTTCGACGACAGCATGCGGATGCTCTCGGTCAACCAGGCGGTGCAGAAGCGCACAGGGGTCAACCTGCTCGAGGAGCTGGGCGCGACTCACCTGCTGAGCCCGATGAACGAGCGCTACCTTACGCCGACCGAGCTGGGCCTGCCGCTGGACATGAGCGCCATCGCGGTGAACCGGGCGCTGCGCGACCTCGGCTTCCAGACCCAGGAGGCGGACGGCCGCGGCAAGAAACATTGGGTGATGACCGAGGCCGGGCGCCGCGCGGGTGGGCGGATGCTGGATACCGGTAAGCGCCATGGCGATGGCACGCCGGTGCAGCAGCTCAAGTGGCCGAAGAGCGTGGGCGATGCCCTGCGGGAGGCGGCGGCGTGACCAGCTACAAGGGCGGCCAGCAGGCCCGGCGCGCCGCGATGCTGTGCCAGAACGCGCGTTTCCGCCTCTACCTCGACCAGACGCAGCGCCGCCGGAACCGGCTGAGCCTCTCCGATCTGCCGGACGGTACCCACGCTGAGCAGGACGCCGCCGATGCCATCCGGCGGGCCTGTGGCGTCGGCAGCCGGGCGGAGATCGACCACAGCGACGAGGCGCGGGCGATGCTCGACCGGATCGTCGCCGACTACCAGCGCTGGGAGCGACAGCAGCTCCGTGCCGTATCCCCTACAGGGGATAACCGCGAAATATCCCCCATGGGGGATAAAGCCCCGTCACAGCCACAACAGCAGGAGCGGTACCTATGACCACTGGCAGCAAGGCGCGTCCGGTACGCCGCAAGCGTACCTGGCGGGAACGGTCGCTGACGGGGAAAGCGCTGGGCGCCAACGGGGCAGGCAAGCCTGCCGCGTCTCGCGTCGACCACGAGGGCAGCGAGCAGAAGGCGCTGATCAGCTGGCTGCATGGCGAGTGGCATCGCGGCTCCGAGGTGGGCCAGGCCTACCCGGTGACCTTTCATGTGCCTAATGGTGGCGCTCGCCACAAGCGCACCGCGGGAGAGCTGAAGGCCCAGGGCGTGAAAGCGGGCGTCTCGGACCTGGTGGTGATGGAGGCGCGCGGTGGTCTGCATGGGCTCTACCTCGAACTCAAGGCGACGCCACCGCGAAATGCGTCGCTGGCGCCTTCCCAGCGCGACTGGCTGGCGCTGGCGGACGAGCGAGGATATGGCGCCGTGCTGGCGCAGGGGCTTGAGGAGGCCCGGCAGGTGCTGCGGGAGTACATGGCGCTTCCGCCGACGCAGGTGGCTGGAGCGGTGCAACGGATCGAGGCGGGTACCGACTGGAGGAAGTGATGCGGCTGCCCAAGAGCGTTCAGCAGATTGCCGACGTGATCGGCCAGGAGAAGGCCCTCGGCCTGGTGGTCCACCGGGGCGCGCAACGGCCAGGAGCTGAAGCTCAAGATGACGACATGAGTGCAGCGCTTTATCCGCTCAAGAGGCTAGACGGCGGTTTATCTCTCTGCAGCGGATATTGGGAAGCAGAAGACAGGGCGGATCAACGAGGAGCAGGCATGAGTTACATCGAACACAATCCGCGCATCGCATGGGCCCAGGCCTTCGACTCCGGTATGCGTACCCAGGCCTGTGCCGACCTCGAGGAGGCAGGGTGCAAGGTTCAGACGAGCGGTGCCAAGTCCGGCGGGTGCTACAACGACCACTATCTGCCGGTCTACTCGGCGGTACGGCGCCTCGAACGCGATCAGCCGGTGATCGCCGCAGTCGGCCACTGGCTGTGCCTAGTCGATACGGGCGAGGCGAACGACTATCTGGATGACGTCGCCGACACGGTGCTGACCCGCTTCATTGCGGCGACACCGGAGTGGGCCAGCTACCGCAAGGCGCGCCGCGAGCGCATCAAGGCGCTGGTCTACGCTCGCGTGATGATGGACCGGCTCGACATGGACGGCAGCCGCCGCCCGTGGCGGCCGCTGGAGGTCTGCGAGTTTGTGATGGAATACCAGGGAGTGAAGATCGTCAGCTACAACTGGCAGCGCGACGGCTGGGAGGAGACCTGGGGTCGGCTTGGGTGGGTGGTGGCTGCCTTGGAGCACGAGGCCATGGAGCCGGTGATCGAGGCCAGTCGCCATGCGAATCGGGCGATGCGGGACGAGGCTCTTGCTCCGTTGAGGCTTACGGCCTGATGATCAGTGGTCATTCCAAGAAAGATGGCTCATCCGGATATTTGTCCTTGAGGATCGTGTTGATCACTTCGAACCTGAAGTCTCGTATGGCGTGCCCCTTATCCCGCAATTGCCTAATCATCGCGGGAAGGGGGCGCCCCCCTTTCTTGATGATGGAGTTCACTCCTTTGACCTCGCTTGGGTAAGGCGCATTATGCCCATACTTTTCGACTTTCCCTTTGATGGCAGTGAGAGGGACCCCTGGCGGAGAATCCCAGCACACGATCACAAGGTTAATCGCATTCAGTAGCTGCTGCGATGCAGGGTGAAGCTGTTTTTTTGTGCTGCTAGGAGATCCGCCTGAACTGCTGCTCTGAGCTCCTGGAGAGCGGATGCTCTTGAGCGGATTGAAGTGCGGAGGGCGCGTGGAGTTGGTTAGCTCTAGGAAGTGCTCTGCTGCAACCTTTCCACAGTAGAATGTGTCGCTCAGGTCGCCGTCTCTTTCCTTGTATGAGAATAGGAAGTACTCGTCTGTCAGAGGATCCCCAGTACAGCTCCGTTTCTCTTGCCCTGGGATGATGCTGCTGTAGAAGACGGGCGTGATGACGTACTTTTCGACGAGCTCCACTCTTCGTTCAGGCTTCCGGCAGTACATGTCAGTCCTTGATCTAGTTGATCCATGGATCTGTTTTTCTACCATGACTTTGCATGGCTTGCCTAATTGAAGGTTTGCTGGTAGCTTCATTGCTAAGCTGCGACATGCTTCGCCCTATGGCAGCTGATAGATGCTTATAGCCCCGCCATCAAGCGGGGCTTCTTCGTTCCTAGGCCCTAGGCCCTAGGCCATTGGCGCTTGATTGCTCGCATGGAGCCGGCGAGTATTATCTCCACTTCGATGAGGCAAAAAGCAAGGGAAATGCACAATGGCCGACAGATTCGTCACTTCTTGGTTCTTGGCTCCGCTTAAGCAATCTGATGCTCCGCTCCGGAAAGGCCTTGCAAGGGTCACAGGAGGGGAGGCATACGATAACTCCTTGGTGGATATGGACGAGTACGCAGACATGCTTGCGGACCAATATAATGAGCTCGATAAGGAAGGCTACGACGTCGTGAACGTAGTCCCCATTGAATCCGGTCAGCAGGTGGGAGCCACACTGGGCTACTCCATCACCCAGGGTGCCGTGGTCGTAGGCAAGAGGCGCGACTAAGAGGCACGCCTATAGCAAGTGTTCGGGCCCTGCAAGCATCTTGTGGGGCCTGTCTTCCATAAGCCCGCCGTCGTGCGGGTTTTTTTCGTTTCCGAGGTCGCGATGTCCTGGCTCGATGAGATCGAGATGGCCCGAGATGCCGTTTCGCCCGGGCTGCTTCTCGTCGCCATGCCTAATTGCCTCGAGCCCGTCGAGTGGGCGGATCAGCTCTCCGACGCTTTGGCCTGGGGGCGAATTCGCAAGCCTCAGGAGGTCGCGCTGTTCCTGGCCCACGTCGGCCACGAGTCACGCGACCTGACTAGCCTTGAGGAATCGCTCTGGTACAGCGCAGGGCGCCTCTGTGAGGTCTGGCCTCGCAGGTATCCGAGTATCGAGGCTGCCCGGCCTTACGCCGAGAATCCCGAGGCGCTCGCCAACCACACCTACGGGGGGCGCTTGGGCAACACCATGAAGGGCGATGGCTGGCGATTCCGGGGGCGCGGCTCTATCCAGCTCACCGGCCGTTACAACTACGCCGAGTGCGCTAAAGGAACCGGGCTGCCGCTGATCACCCACCCTGATCGGCTGGCCAGCATTCCGCGCTACGCTGCGATGTCCGCCGTTTGGTACTGGACCACCCGCGTTACTCCGGGCGGTGACATCCGCTCAACCACGAAAGAGATCAACGGCGGCCTCCACGGCCTCGTCGACCGCGATCACCGATTCACAAGAATTCTCCAGCACCTGGGAGGTGCCTGATGCCATGGAAGGATGCAAGTTGGTGGCAGGCGCTGCTCGATGCGGCGTCACTCTGGTGGGAAGACGCGTTGCTGGCGCTATCAGTGGGGTTCGCCGTCATGGTTGGCTTGCTCGCCAAGATTGCCCATGAAGTCCAGTCGGGCCAGCGCCGGCGCTTCATCACGCGCCGCCTGTGGCTCGACATTCCTGCGCTGGTGGCCATGGTCTCCGTCGCCGCCGGCATTAACGTCTATTACGACCTGACCGGCTGGCCGTCATCGGCCGTCGGCGTCGTCTGTGGCTGGCTGGGGCCGCGCAGCATCGACGTGCTGCTGATGGCCGTGGCTGAGCGAGTGCGGGGAGGCAAGTGATGAATGGATTGATCGAGAAAGCCGTGGGTGCGCTCGTCGAGCCGCTATTCGATGTGATCGACCAGGCGGTCACCGACAAGGACGAGGCCAATCGCCTCAAGCAGAAGATCCAGTCTCGTCTGATCGACTCCCGAGACTCGGCCATCAAGGCCCGGATGCAGATCATCCTGGCGGAGGCTACCGGCGAGAGCTGGATCCAGCGCTCGTGGCGCCCACTGCTGATGCTGGTGGTCGTGGCCATCGTCGCCAACAACTACCTGCTCGCTCCCTACCTCGGGGCGATGTTCGGCGTTGGCCTACAGCTTGAATTGCCCGAGCGCCTTTGGGACCTCATGACGCTGGGTGTGGGCGGCTACATCGCCGGCCGCTCTGGGGAGAAGATCGCCCGTGGCGCCACGGGTGGCGGGCTGGTGAGCATGGTGCAGGCCAAAAAACGTGATTGATCGATGGTTTGGTGGTCGGGCTCTGAAAATGTTGTGAGTGCCCCTTCAGGATCTGTGTATTTGGTCGATGATAAAAGTTCAGTCCATTTAGGCCAGCAAGGATCGAACGATGAAAGGAATTACCAAAGCACTCGTTTTTAGCTCGGCGGCTCTTCTCTCCACCAGTGTTCTGGCATTCGGTGAAAGGGGACAGTGGTCGAGTGGCTGGGGGCAAGGGACCAGCGAGTATATGGCTGTCAATCAATACGGTGATGAGCTGTATATTGCTTGTAATCCATATGAGCCTGTCTCCATGACCTTGACGGTAGGAGATAGAACATATGGTGGTGGGCGATATGCCGATGGTGATTTTTCTCTGATCATTGATGGAACTGAAGTCCAGACCCCTTACGATACCGTCTCCCGCGTTGGCGCAAACAACTTCTTCTACGCTTGGGAAAACCTCCGAAGTGCAACGAGCATTGTCGCTTTGACCTCCGACGGAGTGCATGTGGAACTTCCCAGCAAGGGATCATTTGATGCGCTGCCTGAGGCCTTTACGGAAGGTTATCCCTGCCGAACGGAATTCTAAATCTGTCAGAATGGATGAAGCGCCCTGCGGGGCGCTTTTTTGTGCCTAGGCAAGACAAGACGCTTTTGAAAGCGGAGTTAGTTCCGTCGCCATACAGATGGGAAAAACCTGCAGAAACATCGGCAGGAATGGTGAGCCTGGAGGGCATATGCAGTTCGGAGCCAGTATCGACATCGAGGGCATCGAGGCGCTGCGCCGCCAGATGCTGGGGTTTGAAAAGCAGATCCCGTATGCGACGGCGCTGGCTCTGACGCGCGTCGCTCAGCGCGTCAAGGAGGGCGAGCTGGCGGTCATGAAGCGCCGCTTCGATCGCCCGACCAAGTTCACCATGAACAGCCTGTACGTGAAGCGGGCGAAGAAAAGCGACCGGCCGCCGCGGGCGACGGTCTACTTCCGCGACTTCGCGCCCAAGGGCACGCCGGCCGGCACCTACCTGCAGCCCCAGGTCCACAGCGGTAAACGCAACAAGAAGCGCTTCGAGAAGGCGCTGATCCATGCCGGGGCGATGCGCCCCGACGAGTGGGCGATCCCGGGCGGCGGGGCTCGTCGAGACGTGTACGGCAACGTGGCCAAGGGGCAGATCACCCAGATGCTGTCGGGCCTGCGGGCGCTCGGCGAGCAGGGCTACCAGGCCAACGCCACGAGCAGCAGGAGCAGCCGGCGCAAGGGTAACGCGCGGCGCTACTTCGCCGGCTAGGTCGATGACCAGCGCGGCGTCTGGCAGCGCATCAACTCGGCCTTCGGCGAGGGCGTGAAGCCGATCTTCCTGTTCACGCGCGACGAGCTGGGATACCGCACGCGCCTGCCGATGACCAAGATCGCCGAGAACATCGCGAGGGCCAACTATGACCGCGAGCTCTCCCGGGCCATCGAGGAGGCGATCGCCACCGCGCGATGACCTCGAGGCAGGTCGAGCGGGTCCTCCTGTAGGGTGGCCCCATTGCGGGTAATTCGAACCCCAATCGTCGGCTACATACGAGATTTTTCCAGGGTGAGGTTGTTGTTTTGTCGAAGCGCGATAACACGCAGCAGCTCCATCCCGGCTGGCTCAACAAGAAGGACATGGCGGCGAGCCTGCGCATCAGCGTCCAAGCCTTTGATAAATGGGGCGTCGAGCCGGTCGCCCGGATCGGTCGCTCGGTCTACTTCGACGCGGCGTCGGTGCTCGAGAGCCGGATCGCCAAGCTCGAGGAGAAATACCAACCGACAGCAACCGGCGGCGAGCAGGTCGACCCGCTGATCGAGTACAAGATCGACCTCGAGCGGAAAGGCCTGCTGGCGGCCCAGCGAATCGGCCAGGAGCAGAAGAACCAGGTCAAGGCCAAGGAGCTGGTGCCGGCCGACTTCGCGACCTTCGCCCTGTCAAAGATCGCTGCCGAGATCGCCACGATCATGGACACCCTGCCGCTGACCATGCAGCGAAAGCACCCCGACCTCGAGACTCGGCACATCAATACGCTGATGCGTGAGCTGGCCAAGGCCAGGAACAAGGCGGCGGGGTTGGATGACCGCCTGCCGGGGTTCCTGGATGACTATATCGACGCCAACAGCTGACCAGCTGACCGAGCTGGCCAAGGCCGTGCGCATCGGCCTGGCGGCCCTGTACCGGCCGCCGCCCATGACCGCGGTGGAGTGGGCCGACGAGAATTTCTACTTGTCGTCGGAATCGAGCTATCACGAGGGGCGCTGGGAGACCCTGGCGTTCCAGGTGGCCATCCTCAACGCGATGGGCAATGACGAGATCCGCAAGGTGAACGTCATGAAGTCGGCGCGCCTGGGCTACACGAAAATGCTCCTGGCGCTGTGCGGCTACAAGATCGAGCACCAGAAGCGTAACGGCCTGACGTTCTCGCCGACCGACGACGACCGCGATCGCTTCATGAAGTCTCACGTCGAGACGATGATCCGCGACGTGGAGGTGGTGAACGACCTGGCGCCCTGGTACGGCAAGAAGCACCGCGACAACACCATGTCGGCCAAGGTGTTCGCCAACGGCAAGCAGCTGATCTGTCACGGCGGCAAGGCCGCGCGGAACTACCGAGAGATCTCCGCCGACTTCGTCATCTACGACGAGCTGGCCGGCTTCGACCGCGACATCGAGAAGGAAGGCACGCCCACCAGCCTAGGCGACAAGCGCCTCGAGGGCGCGACCTATCCGAAGTCGATTCGCGGCTCGACGCCCAAGGTGCGCGGCAAGTGTCAGATGGAGCAGGCGGCCGACGAGGCGCCGATCCGGCTGCGCTTCCATGTGCCGTGCCCGAGCTGCGGCGAGGAGCAGGTGCTCAAGTGGGGCGGCGACGACTGCGGCTTCGGCTTCAAGTGGGACCCGGGCGATCCGGCCTCGGTGTTCTACCTGTGCGAGCACACCGGCTGCGCGTTCCGCCAGCATGAGCTCCACGACGAGAGCCGCGAGCATCACATCGGCCAGGGCCGCTACATCTGCGACGAGACCGGCATCTGGACCCGCGACGGCATGGAGTGGTTCGACGCCGACGGCCGGGCGATCCCGACGCCGCGGGCGGTGACGTTCTATATCTGGACGGCCTACAGCCCGCTGACGACCTGGGAGCAGATCGTCATCGACTGGCTCGATGCCAAGGACGACTCGGTCAAGCTCAAGACGTTCGTCAACACCACCCTGGGCGAGACCTGGGAGGACGAGCTCGGCGAGAAGCTGGAATGGGAGGCGCTCTATGGGCGCCGGGAAGTGTTCGCCAAGATGCCGGCCCGTGCGGTCGCGCTGACGGGCGGCATCGACACCCAGGACGACCGCTACGAGGCGCGCGTCTGGGCGTGGGGCCCCGGCGAGGAGGCCTGGCTGGTCGATCGTTGGATCCTCTACGGAGACCCGGCCGGCGCCGAGCTGCTCAAGAAGGTCGGCGAGCGGCTGCACCGGACCTACACCCGCGAGGACGGCGCCAAGCTCGGCGTCACGCGCTGGTGCTGGGACTCCGGCGGCCACTACACCGACGAGGTCTACGGCCAGTCGAAGAAGCACGGTCGACGCTGGGTGGTGCCTGTCCGCGGCGCGCCGATCTACGGCAAGCCGATCCAGAACTTCCCCAGGAAGCGCAACCAGAAGGGCGTCTACGTCACCGAGGTCGGCACCGACAACGCCAAGGAGCTGGTCTTCAATCGCTTGCAGATCCAGCCCCAACCCGGGACCCCGGTGCCCGGCTGCGTCCACCTGCCGGTGGACGACGAGCTCTGTGACGAGGAGGAGCTCAAGCAGCTGACCGCCGAGGTCAAGGTCATGAAGATCGAGAAGGGGCGGCGCGTCTATCGCTGGGACGCCGGCGGCCGGCGCAACGAGGCGCTCGATTGTCTCGTCTACGCGCTGGCGGCGCTGCGCATCTCGCAACAGCGCTTCGGCCTCGATCTCGAGGCCGCCAACGATCCCGTCGTGCCGGCGCCGCCGGCGGCGGCATCCACCCCCACGACACCCGCCCCCGCACCACCGGCGTCGCCGTCGGCCGGTGGCGGCTGGCTGCGCACCGAAGGAGGCAACTGGCTATGACGGTCAACCCACAGGACATGCTCGATCGCTACCTCGAGGCCGAGGAGGAGGTGTTGGCGGGCCGCGAGGTCAAGATGAACGGCAAGAGCCTGACCCTGGCCGACCTGCCCGATATTCGCGCGGGTCGCCGCGAGTGGGAGCGGCGCGTCGAGCGGCAGAAAACCGGCGGCGGGCCCGCCTTCGTGAGGTTCGTATGAGGAACTGGATCGACCGGGCCCTGGAGCCCTTCGCCCCGGGCATGGTGGCCCGCCGTGTCGGGGCGCGAATGATGATCCAGGCCTATGAGGCGGCGAACCCCAGCCGGCTGCACAAGGCCAAGGGCGAGACGCGCAGCGCCGACATGGCGCTCCAGGTGGCCGGCAAGCCGCTGCGCGAGCAGGCCCGCTGGCTGGACGAAAACCACGACCTGGTCACCGGGCTGCTCGATCGCCTCGACGAGCGGGTGATCGGCGCCCACGGCATCGGCATCGAGCCGCTGCCGCTGGACAAGAACGGCAAGCGACATCGCGCGCTCGCGTCCCGGATCAAGGCCCGCTGGGCTGCCTGGTCGCTGGCGCCGGAGACCTCGGGGGAGCTGACGCGGCCCCAGATGGAGCGGCTGGTCGCGCGCAGCTGGCTGCGCGACGGCGAGATGCTGGCGCAGAAGATCCGCGGCCGGGTGCCCAACTACCGCTATCTGACCGAGACACCCTTCGCCCTGGAGCTGCTCGAGGCGGATTACCTGCCGTTCGACTTCGACCACCCCGAGCGGGGCATCTATCAGGGCATCGAGCGCAACGAGTGGCGCCGCGTGCGGGCGTATCACGTCTACAAGCAGCACCCGGGCGACCGGCGCGGCTTCTCGTTGAGCACCAAGCGGGTGCCGGCCGAGAACATGATCCACCTGGCGCACCGCAAGCGGATCGGCCAGAGCCGCGGCGTCTCGATCCTGCATGCTGTGCTGACGCGGCTGGCCGACCTCAAGGAGTACGAGGAATCGGAGCGGGTGGCGGCGCGGATCGCGGCCTCGATGACCATGTTCATCAAGAAGGGCGAGCCGCACATGTACGGCGAGGGCGGCGAGTCGGGCGGCACTTCGGGCGCCGGACAGCGCATGCCGGACGGCGGGCGCACCATCCCCGTCGGCCCCGGGATGATGTTCGACGGCCTGATGCCCGGCGAGGACGTCGGCACCATCGAGTCGAACCGGCCCAGCGCCCTGCTCGAGGGATTTCGCGGCGCCATGGTGCGCGCCGTGGGGGCCGGTACTCGGGTGGGCTACAGCACCGTCGCGCGCGACTACAACGGCACCTATAGCGCCCAGCGACAGGAGCTGGTCGAGGCCCAGCTGGGCTACGAGGTGCTGCAGAACGACTTCATCGACGGGTGGTCGCGGCCGGTCTATCGCGACTGGCTGCGGATGGAGATCACCACCGGCGGCATCGAGCTGCCCGACGACCTCGATCCCGACACGCTCTATAACGCCTTCTACCTGGCGCCGGTCATGCCCTGGATCGATCCCAGCAAGGAGGCCAAGGCCTGGCGCGAACTGGTCGAGAGCGGTTTCGCCGACGAGGCCGAGGTGGCGCGTGCCCGCGGCCGCAACCCGGACGAGCTCAAGGCGTCCCGCGAGGACGAGGTGCGCATCAACCGCGAGAAGGGGCTGGTGTTCAGCTCCGACGCATTCCACGAACACTACGGAGGCCAGGCCAATGCCGAGGACCGACAACGCCGGCGCGACCGGCGCGCCGCTGCTGATGCCGCCGATGGCGAAGGCGACACCGATTGACAGCGTGCCGGCGGAGAGCTGGTACAGCATCAATGCCCGCGGCGGCGGGGTTGCCGAGATCGCCATCTTCGACGAGATCGGCGCCTTCGGGATCTCCGCGCAGCAGTTCGCTGAGGAGCTGCAAAGCCATGGCGACGTCTCGCTGATCCGGCTCTATATCCACAGCCCGGGCGGCTCGGTATTCGATGGCATGGCCATCTATAACCTGCTGCTCAATCACCCGGCTCGGGTGGAGGGCGAGGTGCTGGGCGTGGCCGCCTCGATGGCCTCGGTAATCGCGATGGCCTGTCAGCCACTGATCATGCCCGAGAACGCCATGATGATGATTCATCGGCCGAGGGGTATCCAGGGCGGCGAGGCGGACGACATGCGTCGCTATGCCGAGCTTCTCGACAAGGTCGAGGGGACGCTGCTGGCGGCTTATGGAAAGAAGACCGGCAAGAGCGAGGACGAGCTCAAGCCGTTGCTCGCCCAGGAAACCTGGTTCACCGGCGTCGAAGCCGTGGAGCAAGGCTTTGCCGACCAACTGGCGGAACCGCTGCAGGTGGCTGCCTCCCTGAAATCTCAACGTATGCAGGAGTTCGAGCACATGCCTCAGAAGCTCAAGAACCTGATGGATCCCCGCGGCCATGGTGGCCAGACGCCCCCGCCGAACAACGGCGGGCAAGGAGGCGGCGCGCCCCAAGGTGCCGGCCAAGGCGGTGGTCAGACGCCCCCGCCGAACAGTGGCGGCCAAGGCGGCACGCCCCAGGGCGGCGAGGGTGGCGGTCATCAGGCCCCACCCAGCAACGGCGGCCAGGGTGGCGGAACACCCCAGGGCGGGGCCTCGCTGGCGGATTTCCAGGCCCAGGAGCAGCAGCGCCGCAACGCTATCCGGGCGGTGTTCCAGCCGTTCGGCGGGGTGCACGCCGAGCTCGAGCGCGAGTGCCTGGACGACATGAGCATCAGCGCCGAGGCGGCCAAGGACAAGCTGCTGGCCGGCCTCGGGGGGGAGACCACGCCCACCGGCGGCCCGCGCCGCGATACCGGCATCCACGCCGGTAACGGCAACATCGTCGGTGACGGCATCCGCAACTGCATCGAGGCCCGCGTCGGCCTCGGCAACGTCGAGCGCGACAACGCCTACGCCGGCATGACGCTGATGGAGTGCGCCCGCGCCTCGTTGTCCGAGCGCGGCGTCGGCATCGCCTCCTATAGCGGCGACCGCATGGCCATCGTCGGCGCGGCCTTCACGCACTCCTCGAGCGACTTTGGCAACCTGCTGGCCGACGTGGCCCGCAAGGCCATGCTCAAGGGTCACACCGAGTCCGAGGAGACCTTCCAGAAGTGGACGGCCAAGGGCACCCTGCCGGACTTCCGGCCGATGAAGCGGGTCGACCTGACCGCCTTCCCGAGCCTGCGCCAGGTGCACGAGGGCGCCGAGTACAAGTACGCCAGCGTCGGCGATCGCGCCGAGCAGATCATGCTCGCGACCTACGGCGAGCTGTTCGCGATCACCCGGCAGACGATCATCAACGACGACCTGTCGGCCTTCAACCGCATCCCGAGGATGATGGGGCGGGCCGCGATCCGCACCGTCGGCGACCTGGTCTACGCGGTGCTGATGAACAACCCGAAGATGTCCGACGGCAAGGCGCTGTTCCACGCCGACCACAACAACCAGCTGAGCGCCGCGGCGCTGTCGGTGGCGCGCTATGACGAGGCCAAGACCAAGATGCGCCGCCAGAAGGAAGGCGACGCGACGCTCAACATTCGCCCGGCCTACAACATCGTGCCGGTCAGCCTCGAGTCCACCGCCAAGGCGTTGCTGGCGGCCGAGTACGACCCGGCGATGGCCGAGGCCAAGGTGCCCAACCCGGTGCGCGGGCTGGCCGAGGTGGTGGCCGACGCGCGTCTCGATGAGGCCAGCACCACGACCAGCTACCTCGCCGCCGATCCCAACATGCACGACACCATCGAGGTGGCGTACCTGGACGGCAACGACGCGCCCTACCTGGAGCAGCAGGACGGCTTCACCGTCGACGGGGCCAAGTTCAAGGTGCGCATGGACGCCGGCGTCGCGCCGCTGTCCTTCCGCACCATGGTCAAGCTGCCGGGCGCCTGATCGGCTGACGACGAAGCGCTAGACACGCCCACAGGATGACCGGCCTCGGCCGGTTTTTTTGTGGGCGTGATTTTGTCACGTAATAGGAGAGCGAATCATGGCCAAGAACTGCCACCAGATGGGCGACGTCCTCGACTGGACCAACGATACCGGCTCCACCGTCTCCAGCGGTCAGGTCGTCGTGATCGGCGCGCTGATCGGCGTCGCCCTGGTCGACATCGCCAACGGCGCGACCGGCTCGGTCGCCATCGACTACGTGTGGGAGCTGCCCAAGGGCAGCAACGCCATCGGCGCCGGCGAGCGGGTCGACTACGACATCTCGGCCTCGGTGATCGACCAGATCGGCACCCCGGCCAGCGGCGACCTGGTCGGCTGCGGGGTGGCCATCGCCGCCGCGGCCGGCGGCGATGCCACCGTGCTGGTCAAGATCAACGCCCGCGGCGCCGCGGTGACCGCCTAACCCATGACGCGCCCGCCTAGCGGGTGCGCCTCGAGGAGACTGCCATGGCCTGGGAGGACATCGCGGTGCGCGCCCAGCGCCGCATCCTGCGCAAGCTGGGCGAGGACGTCACCTACACCCCCAACGGCGGCGCACCGGTCACGGTGCGCGGGCTGTTCGAGGAGCAGCACCAGTCCGTCGATCCCGATACCGGGGTGCCCGTCTATAGCGTCAACCCGACGCTGACGGTCGTGCTGGCCGACCTGCCGGACGGCAGCCCCGGCATGGGGGATCGCATGACCCGCAAGGAGCGGACCTATCGGGTCGTCGGCAGTCAGCCCGACGACAACGGCGGCACCCTGCTGGAGCTGAAAACGTGACGCATCCCAGAAAGCTGATCCGCGACAAGATCGTCGAGCGGCTCAAGGGCAACACCGATGCTGGCCTGAGAGTCTACGGCAGTCGCGTGCTGCCCTACTGGAATGGCCGGCAGGGCCTCGAGTCGGCCCTGCCGGCCATCCTCGTCTATACGCTCCGCGAGCCGGCCGAGATCTTCAATCAGGCCCCGCGGGAGTATCGGCGCATCGTGCAAGTGGCGGTGCAGGCCGTGGTCATGGGCGAGGACGTCGATGATCCCCTGGACGACCTGGCGCGTCAGATCGAGCTGTGCCTGTTCGCCGAGGACACCCTCGACGGCACGGCCGCCGACCTGGTGTTGCAGGAGACGGAGATCGTCTTCACCGACGAGGGCGAGCGCGAGATGGGCGCCGCCCGTCTGGCCTGGGAAGTGACCTACTACGACGAGATCGAGCCGGCGCTCGAGGACAACCTCGCCACGATTCACGCCGAGTGGGACGTGGCGCCGGCCGACGGCGACCCCGAGGCCTCGGACACCATCACCCCCGAGCAGGAGTAACCCATGCACACCGAGACCCTGAAGCCCGCGCGCGGGCTGCGGGTGCGCGATCCCCTGCGCGATCGTCACCTGCACCACGACGGCGAGCCGGTGACGCTCGACGGCTACTGGCGCCGCCGCCTGCGCGACGGCGACGTGGAGCGCGTGAGGTCCCAACCCGCCCGCCCCCAGGCGAAACGCGACGAGGAATAACCGATGCCTGTTTCATTCAACGAGGTCCCGGCCAGCTTGCTGACGCCGGGCTTTTTCGGCGAGTTCGACAACTCCCGCGCGGTCTCCGGGCCCGGCTTGATGCCCTATCGCCTGCTGATCCTGGGGCAGATGCTGTCGACCGGAACGGCCACCGCCGACACCCCGGTGCGCGTGTTCAGCGCCGACCAGGTGGGCAAGCTCGCCGGCCGCGGTTCGATGCTCCACGGCATGGCACAACGCCACTTCGAGGCCAACGACTACGCCGAGACCTGGGTCATCCCGCTTTCAGACGCGCCCTCGGCAGTCGCTGCGACCGGCGCGATGACCTTCGGCGGCGCGCCCACCGAGGCGGGCACGCTCAACCTCTACCTGGCCGGACGCCGGGTGCGGGTCGGCATCGCCAGCGGGCAGTCGCTCTCGGCGATCGCCACCGACGTCGCCGCCGCCATCAACGCCGACGGCGACCTGCCGGTGACCGCCGAGGTGGACGGCACCACCGCCGAGAAGGTCAACGTCACCGCGCGCAACAAGGGTCCGGCCGGCAACGACCTGGACCTGCGCCTCAACTACCAGACCGGCGAGGAGACGCCCGCGGGCCTGACCGTGACCGTCGAGGCCATGAGCGGCGGCAGCGCCGCGCCCGACCTGGCCGCTGCGATCACGGCCATGGGCGACGACCAATACCACCTGACGGCGCTGCCCTACACCGACTCGACCAGCATCGGCGCCCTGGACGCCGAGCTGCGCGATCGCTGGGGGCCGCTGCGCCAGATCGAGGGCCACGCCTTCGCCGCGGCCCGGGGCACGGTAGGCGAGCTCGGCACCCTGGGCGACGGCGAGAACAGCGAGTTCGTGACCGTCCTCGACGCCGGCTCGGCGCCGACCCCGCCCTATGAGTGGGCGGCGAGCGTCACCGCCGTGGCGGGCTACTACGCCGAGATCGATCGCGGCCGGCCGCTGCAGACGCTGGCGCTGCCCGGCGTGCTCGGCCCGGTGAAGGGCGACCAGCGCACCCAGACGGAGCGCAACCAGCTGCTGCTCGACGGCATCAGCACCCACAAGGTGGGCGCCGACGGCGCGGTGCGCATCGACCGGCTGGTGACGCTCTACAAGACCAACGAGTTCGGGGTGGCGGACCCCTCCTATCAGGACGTCAACACCATGCTGGTGCTGGGCTACCTGCGCTGGGACTTCCGGGCCATGTGGCTGCGCAAGTATCCCCGCCACAAGCTCGCCGACGACAGCACCCGCTTCGGCACCGGGCAGAAGGTGGTGACGCCCAAGCTCGCCAAGGCCGAGGCGATCGCCAAGTTCCGCGAGTGGGAGGAGATCGGCCTGGTGGAGGACGCCGAGCAGTTCAAGCGGGACCTGGTGTGCGAGCGCAACGTCTCGGACCCCAACCGGCTCGACTTCATCCTGCCGCCGGACCTGATCAATCAGCTGCGCGTGACCGCGGCGCAGTTCCAGTTCCGGCGCTGATTCACTCGGGCGGGCGCGGCCCGCCCCTAGCAAGAGGATTCGCACATGAACAAACGAGTCGGCGGCATCATCTTCCTGAAGGTCGACGGCGACCTGATGAGGGCCAAGGGGGCGTTTACCTACAACCTCGGCAAGCCCAAGCGCGAGCCCGTGATCGGCGGCGATGGCATCGCCCACGGCTACAAGGAGAGCGGTCAGGTGGCCTTCATCGAGGGCGAGATCACCGACGATCGCAAGCTCGACCTGGCCACGCTCCTCGAGCTCGAGGACGCGATCGTGACCCTCGAGCTCGCAAACGGCAAGGTCATTTCGCTGCGCGATGCCTGGTACGCCGGTGACGGCACCGGGCAGAGCGAGGAAGGCAACATTCCCGTGCGCTTCGAAGCGCCGGCGGGTGAGGAGATCAAGTGATGGTGAAGCCTGAAACCGTGGTCAAGCTCGACCAGCCGATCGAGTACGGCAGCGAAAAGATCCACGAGCTGGTGATCCGCCGGCCCAAGGCCAAGGACTTTCGCGAGCTGCCGGCCGAGCCCGACATGGGCGACATCCTGACGTTCGCCGGCGACCTGGCCTCGCAGCCGCCCAGCGTCATCGACGAGCTCGACGTCGCCGACATGATGAAGGTGGTCGACGCGGTGGGAAAATTCATGCCGGGTGGCCAAAAGACTGGCGGCAACAGCTCGGCGTGATCGCCTACCTGTTCCATTTCCCGCCGTCCGAGCTGTGGGACATGGACGCCGCCGATCTAGCGTTCTGGGCCGCCCGGGGCGAGGAAATCGCGGAGTATCGCAATGGCTAATCCGAACCCCTTGCGGGTGGTCATCGAGGGCGTCGACCGCCTGACGGCCCCGCTGCGCCGGATCAACCGGCGCATCGAGTCGATGACCTCGCCCATCCGGCGGGTCAACAACAGCCTCAGAACCATGGGCGAGGCGGCCGGCATCGGCCGCCTGGGCTCGGCGATGGGCAACGTGCGCAACCGGGTCGCCGACACGACCCGGCAGGTGGGCGCCCTGGGCGCCCGCCTCGGGGCGATGGGGGCGGTCGCGGCCGGCACCTTCGGCATCCTGGTCAACGGCTATTCGCGCTCGGCCAACGAGGTCAGCGTCTGGTCGGAGCGTCTGGGCATGGGCACGCGCTCGTTCCAGGAGTGGCAGTACGTCGCCGGCCAGTTCAACGTCGAAAACGACGCGCTTCGGGACGGGCTCAAGGAGCTGACCATGCGCGCCGACGAGTTCGTGGTCTCCGGCGCCGGCCCCGCGGCCGAGGCCTTCCAGCGGCTCGGCGTCAGCCAGGAGCGGTTGCGCGAGACCGGCGGCGACACCGAGAAGATGTTTGCCCTGATCCGCGACCGGATCCGCGACATCGACAACGTCGCCAAGCGGCAGCGCATCGTCGACGAGCTGCTGGGCGGCCAGGGCGGCGAACAGATGACCGTAATGCTCTCGGCCAGCGCCGACGAGCTGGCGCGCCTGCGCGGCGAGGCGCACCGCCTGGGCGAGGTCATGGACGAGGGCGCGATCGCCGGCGCCGCCCGCTTCACCAACGGCATGCGAGATCTCTCCGGCGCCCTGTCCGGGGCCCGCAACGCCGTGCTGGGGCCGCTGATGCCGGCGCTGACCGACCTCGCGGCCACCCTGACGGAGCTGTTGGTCGACAACCGCGAGCGGCTGGCCGCCTTCGGCGAGGCCCTGGCCGAGCGCCTGCCCGGCGCCCTGGAGCGCCTGCTCGAGGGATTCCGGGAGGTGCGCGGCGTGGTGGGCGACGTGCTCGACTTCATCCGCCCGATCACCGACCGATTCGGCGGCCTGCGCGTGGCCCTGGCCGCGGTGGCGGCGGTGCTGTTCGGCCCGCTGCTGATGGCCCTGGCGGGCGTGGCTCAGGCGCTGGTCTCGCTGGGCGTGGCGCTGGCCACCACCCCGGTGGGCTGGTTCCTGGGCGCGGTGGCCGCGATCGCCGGCGCCGTCTATCTGATCTACCGCAACTGGGACGGCATCAGTCGGTGGTTCACCGACAAGATCGACGCCGTGCGCTCGGCCTTCGACGAGGGGCTGCTCCAGGGCGTGTATACCCTGTTGCGCGAGTTCAACCCGGTGCTGCTGGTGGCCGAGGCGATCGACGCCATCGTGGAGTACATCACCGGCGTCAGCCTGAGCGATGTTGGTGCCGACCTGATCGACGGCCTGTGGGAGGGTATCGGCGACAAGTTCGACGCCCTGACTCGCTGGTTTCGCGACAAGGTCGAGAGCCTCACCGACCTGGTACCCGACTGGATGAAGGATGCCGGCAGCGCCGTCAGCGACGGCGTTTCCCGGGTGACCGGCGCCGTGGGCGAGGCGTTCAGCGGCGAGTCGCAGCCGGTGCAGCGCGGCATCGGTCCCGGGCCTTCCCGTGCGCTGGCCGATACCGTGCGCGGTGCAGCGGGTGACGCGGGGCAGGGAGGTGAAGCCTCGGTGACGATGCGCTTCGAGAATGCCCCGGCAGGCCTGCAGGTCGTTCAGCAGCAGAGCCGCGGCCTGAACGTAAGCAACGACCTCGGCGAATCCATGGGGGACAGCTGATGACATGGCGCGACCAGTATCGGCCCGCCTCGTTCCGGGGCGTGCCCTTCCATGCGCGGCAGGCCGGCCATAGCGGCGGCCGCCGCAACGTCCAGCACGAATACCCGGGCCGCGACCTGCCCTGGGCGGAAGACCTGGGGCGCAAGGCGCGCACCTACCCGGTCGAGGGCTATGTGCTCGGGGGCGACTACATGTCGGCCCGGGATGCGCTGATCGAGGCCCTCGAGGCCGAGGGCCCCGGCGAGCTGATGCACCCCTATCACGGGGCCCGGCAGGTGGTGGTCGACACGTTCGACGTCCGCGAGGGTAGCCGCGACGGGGGCATGGCCCGCTTCTCGATCACCTTCCTGGAGGCCGGCGAACGCTCGCATCCGGCGGGCCGGCTCGACCAAGTAGCGGCGATCGACCAGCAGGCCAGCGCCCTGACCGACGCCTCGGCCGGGGACTTCGCCGAATCGTTCAGCGTCGCCGGGCTGCCGGCCTTCGTCGCCCAGGCCGCCGAGGCCCTGGTGGGCAATCTCGCCGGCACCGTCCAGGACGTGGCCGACGGTATTGTCGGCACGGTCGAGCAGGCGGCGCGCTTCGCCCGCGACCTGCGCTCGCTGAGCGACGAGGCGAGCGACCTGGTGCAGTCGCCCGATGACTTGGCCGGGCGCGTCATCGGCGTGTTCGAGGACCTGGGGCAGCGGGGGCGGGCGAACCCCGCGGCCGGGACCTCCGCCCTGCAGCGGCTGGCCGATTGGGGGCAGGGCGTGCCGGCGGTGCCGCGCACCACCGGCACCCGGGCCCGGCAGGACGCCAACCGCCAGGCCTTGGCCGACCTGGTGCAGCGGGTGGCCACCGCCCAGGCGGCGACCCAGGCGGTGCGGACGGACTGGCCCACCCACGACGAGGCGGTGGCCGCCCGGGATGCCCTCGGTGATCGGCTCGACACCGCCATGGAGAGCGCCGCCTCGGATGCCGTCTACCTCGAGGCCCAGGCGCTGCGCGCCGACCTGGTGCAGGCGGTGCCGCCGCCCGACCAGTCGCTGGCGCGTCTGTCGCGCTACACGCCCCGGGCGACGCAGCCGGCCCTGGTGCTGGCCTATCGGCTGTACGGCGATGCCGCCCGGGCCGACGAGATCGTGAGCCGCAACGACGTGCGCCACCCCGGCTTCGTGGTCGGCGGCGACCCCCTGGAGATCCTCAATGGCTGACACCCTGACCCTCACCGTCGGCGGGCGCATCTACAGCGGCTGGACCTCGGCCGACGTGACCCGCGACCTCGAGGCGGTGGCGGGTGGCTTTCAGATCGGCGTGACCGACCGTTGGGTGGGGCAGACCGAACCCTGGCCGATTCGCCGCGGCGACGCCTGCCGCGTGGCGGTCAACGGCGAGACGCTGATCGACGGCTATGTGGATGGCGTCTCGCCGAGCATCGACGGCCAGAGCAAGACGCTGACCGTGAAGGGCCGCGACCGCACCGGCGACCTGGTCGACTGCTCCGCGCTCCACAATCCTGCCGAGTGGCACAACATCGGCCTCGAGCGACTGGTGCGGGTGCTGTGCGAGCCGTTCGGCATCGAAGTGACGCGCGAGGTCGACGTGGGCGCGCCCTTCCCTCGCTTCGCCGTGCAGCCTGGCGAGACGGCCTGGGAGGCCATCGAGCGGGCCTGTCGACTTCGTGCCGTGCTGGCCACCGGCCATGCCGGCGGCGTGCTGATCACTCGCGCCGGCGATCAGCGTGCGGCCGATGACCTGGTGTGGGGCGAGAACATCGAGGCGGCCAGCGCCGAGCTCGACATGTCGCGGCGCTTCAGTCACTACACGGTGCAGGGCCAGAACGTCGGCACCGACACCGCCTGGGGTGAGGCCGCCGCCGAGATCGAGGGTGCCGCCCGCGACGCTGGGGTGCCACGCTATCGCCCGCTGATGGTGATGGCCGAGGGCGCCGCCGATGGCGGCAACGCCCAGCAGCGCGCCGAGTGGGAGGCCATCGTGCGCGCCGCCCGGAGCTCGACGGCCAGCGTGACCGTAACCGGCTGGACGCAGCGCAATGGCGAGCTGTGGCGGCCCAACCGCCGCGTCCGCATCAGCTGCGCGTGGCTGCGCCTCGAGGGCGAGATGCTGATCACCGCCGTGACCTATCGCCAGGACGACCAGGCCGGCACCACCGCCACCCTCAAGCTGCAGCGCCCCGACGCCCTGACGCCCAAGCCCGAGGTCCCCGACGCGGCCACCTCGGGCAGCGGCGAGGACGTCGGGCTCAACGACTGGTAGGAGAACCCTCGATGCGCAACGGATCGCTGGCGCGGCTGTCGCGGCGCGTGATGCTGATGCTGGCCCGCGGGGTGCTGCGCCAGGTGGACGACACCGGCCGCCTGCAGCTGCTGCAGGGGACCTTCCTCAAGGGCGAGACCCGGGCCGGACTCGAACGCATGCAGCAGTACGGCATGACCAGCCACCCCCACCCTGGGGCCGAGCTGGTGTCGCTGTTCCTGGGCGGCAATCGCGACCACGGCCTGGTCATCGCCGTGGACGATCGCCGCTATCGCCTCAAGGGGCTGGCCCAGGGGGAGGTCGCGCTCTACGACGATCAGGGCCAGCGGGTCCACCTGACCCGGGACGGCATCGTGATCGACGGCGTCGGCAAGCCGGTGAGCTTCGTCAATGTACCCACCGTGACCATGGACGGCGACCTCGAGGTCGCCGGCCAGGTGTCGGACGCCAAGGGGACGATGCAGGAGATGCGGGACACCTACAACGATCACGATCACGCCGAGAACGACAGCGGCGGTCCCACCGATAAGCCCAACCAGTCCATGACCTGACCGCGAGTCACCGCCCATGACCGATATTCGCCTTGGCTGGCGCGAGGAACTCGCGTCGGCCGACGTCGTGTTGTCGCCCACCGGCGGCGACCTCGAGACCGACGACGGCCTCGAGACGGCCGTCATCGTGTCGCTGTTCACCGATCGCCGCGCCCTCGACGACGACCGCTTGCCGGCCGAGGCCGACGACCGTCGCGGCTGGTGGGGCGACGTCGCCCCACCGGTCGAAGGCGACCAGACCGGGAGCCGCCTGTGGCTGCTGGCGCGCGAGAAGCGCACCGCCGACGTGCTCAATCGCGCCCGCGAGTACACCCGCGAGGCGCTGGCCTGGCTCCTCGAGGACCGGGTCGCCACCCGCGTCGAGGTCGATGTCGAGTACCTCGACGTCGACTGGCTGGCGCTGCTGGTCGAGATCCACCGCCCGGACGGCAGCCGCCTGTCGGGCCGCTACCGCTACAACTGGCGCGCGCAATTCACCGAGGGAGAGTGATCGATGGCATTCCAGCGGCCGACCCTGGCGCAACTGATCGAACGAACCAACGCCGACGTCGCGAGCCGGCTACCGGCCGGCCGCGGCGCGGTGCTGCGCCGCTCCGCGCTCGGCGTGCTGGCACGGGCCCTGGCGGGGCTGAGTCACCTGCTGCATGGCCACCTGGACTACAACGCCCGTCAGCTGCTGCCGGACACCGCCGACAGCGAGCACCTGCGGCGTCACGCTAGTCTGTGGAAGATCCAGCCCACGCCGGCCACCTACGCCAGCGGCCCGGTCACCCTGACCGGCACCGGCAACGTGGCGGCCAATACCGTCCTGCAGCGCGACGACGGCCGCGAGTACCTGGTCGACGCCGGTGTGGTGCTGAGCGGAAGCGGCGAGGTGACGGTGACCGCCCGGGAGCCCGGGGCAGGCGGCAACGTCGAGGCCGGCCTGGCCATGTCGCTGCTCTCGCCGGTGCCGGGGGTCGACAGCGCCGGCACCGTGGCCGCCGGCGGCATCACCGGCGGTGCCGACCCGGAGAGCGATCCCCGGGTGCTGACGCGGCTGCTCAAGCGCATGCAGGAGCCGCCCCAGGGCGGCTCGGATCCCGACTACGAGCAGTGGGTGCTCGCCGTGCCCGACGTGACCCGGGCCTGGGTATACCGCCGCTGGCAGGGCGCCGGCACCGTCGGCGTGGCGTTCGTCTGCGACGACCTCGACCCGATTATCCCCGACGCCGCCAAGGTGGCCGAGGTGCTGGCTGCCATCGAGGAGGAGCGCCCGGTCACTGCCGAGCCGGTGGTGTTCGCGCCCACGCCGGCGCCGCTGAATCCGACCATCAGCGGGCTATCGCCCAACACGCCCGAGGTGCGCGCGGCGATCGCCGCCGAGCTCGCCGACCTGGTCAAGCGCGAGGCCGAGCCGGGCGGCACCCTGCTGATCTCGCATATCCGTGAGGCCATCAGCGTCGCCGCCGGCGAGAGCGACCACGTCCTCGACTCGCCCACCGCCGACGTCCCCCATCCCGCCGGGACCATCGCCGTCATGGGGGACATCACATGGGCATGAATGCGGACCAGTACCGCGACCAGCTGGCGGCGCTGCTGCCCAGCGGGGTGGCTTGGCCCCGCGAGCTGGGCAGCCGCCTGATGCGCCTGCTGCGCTCGCTCGCCGAGGAGCCCGCGCGGGTCGACAGCCGGGCCGTGGACCTGCTGCGCGAGTCGGATCCGCGACGGGCACTGGAGATGCTGGACGATTGGGAGCGCAACTACGGGCTGCCCGAGGTGTGCAGCGCCGCCGGCGAGCAGACCCTGCAGCAGCGCCGCGATGCCCTGGTCTCGAAGATCGTCACCACCGGGGGGCAGTCGCGCGGCTACTTCATCGGCGTGGCCGAGGCCCTGGGCTACTCGATCACCATCGAGGAATTCCGGCCGTTTCGCGTCGGCATGAGCCGCGTCGGCGATCCGCTGACGAACGGCGATTGGCAATTCACCTGGCGCGTGCGCGCCCCGGCGGTGACCGTGCGGGCCTTCCGTACCGGGCGCAGCGCCGTGGGCGAGCCGCTGCGGCAATGGGGCAATGCCGAGCTCGAGTGCAAGCTCGCGCGCCTGCAGCCCTCTCACACCATCCTGCAATTCGCATACGGGGAGTGACCCATGCACAAGATCGAGGCGCCTGGGGCGACCCAGGACAATCGCTTCACCGAGGGCGACCCCTCGTCCGGGGTGCCGGCGACGGAGCTGAGTGCGTCCTTCATGAATGCCGTCCAGGACGAACTCGCGAACGTGATCCAGGAGGCGGGGCTGACCCTGAAAACGGCGGGCACCGAGACCGGCGATCAGCTGCTGGCGGCGCTCAATGCCATGGGGGTGAACACCGGCCAGTTCCAGGACTACTCGGCCCTCCGCACCTATTCGACCGGAGAAGTGGTGCGCGGCAGCGACGGCCAGTTCTACGAGTTCTATGACCGCGACCAGGCCGGCACCGTCCAGGGCGTCGATCCCACCGACAGCCAGAACCGCCCCCACGTCTGGATGGAGTGGGACGGCGTCAAGCCGGGCACGACCATCGAGTGGCGCAGCGAGACGCTGCCGGAGGGCTACCTGGAGAACGACGGCTGGCAAGGTGCGCCGCGCCAGGATTATCGGCGCATCTTTGCCGCCTTTGGCACGACCCATGGGGCAGGGGATGGAAGCACGACGTTCGGCATGCCTGAAGACCGTGGTGAGTTCAAGCGTGGCTGGGATAACGGCCGTGGTGTGGACCCGGGGCGCTCGTTGGCGGCCCATCAGTGGCATGCCGTTGAGAGGCACATACACGCCCTGCCGACGGGAACGGGCATTGATGGGAGCGGCCATTGGGGGGTAGATGACCAATATTGGCAGCATACCAACTCAGCGGGTGTTAATAACACGCCGTCAACTGGCCAAACCGCCGGAACTTACCACGATGACGATGGAGACGGATCGCCGAGCGGCACCTCGTGGACGCCCGGCAACTACGCCGACGAAACCCGCTCCCGCAACAACGCTGTTATCTACCTGACCAAGATCTGAGGAGGCCGCCGTGCGCATTTACGACATCAACCCCACCGACGGCACCGTGATCGACCCGGCCGGCCGCGAGGCACCCCTCGACCCCATGCGCCGTGAGCCGCGCATCCCTGCCGGCGCGACCGGCATCGAACCGCCGGCCACCGGCGCGAATGAGGCCGGCCGCTGGACCGGCGAGGCCTGGGAAGTGGTGGCCGACTGGCGTGGCCACGTCTATTGGCTCGTTGATGGCAGCCGCCACGAGATCACCGAGCTCGGCGTCGAGCCGCCGGCCGAGGCCTTGGACGAGGCCCCACCCGAACCCCTCGGGGATCTCGCCGCCCGCAAGCGCGCCGAGATCGAAACTGGCCTCTCTGCAGCGCTCTATGCCGGCATGCCGTACACGATGCCGGACGGCACCGACGACGTCGTGCAGACCCGCCCCGAGGACGAGTCTAACCTGCTGGGCCTGGCGATCGAGGCGCGTGACCTGCGCGACGGCGGCGAGACCGGCGCCGTTCAGGAGCTCCGCGCGCAGTCGAACGCCCTCTATGCCATGACGCCCGAGCAGATGATCGCCGTCACCGACGCCGCAAAGGTCTTCAAGAAGCAGCAGCTGGCGCGCAGCTGGATGCGCAAGGACGAGATCAAGGCCGCCCTCGAGGCGGGCGATCGAGAAAGTATAGAAGCAGTTGTCTGGAAAAATTAGGACCAAAGCGGAGGTTAGGCCGGCACTTGTTGTGCCGGCCAAGGAAGGCCTAGAAGTCTTCTATGGGAGCATTCTGGGCTTGATCTTTAAGCCTTTCAAAGGTTTTGCCTGGTAGCGCAAAGCTCACCTCCATCGAAGGGCCATAAACCTCGTCATAATATATAACTAATTCGCTCATCCTGACCCCCTCTGGAGTCTCCATTAGCATGTTCTGAAAGTTTGAGTAATCTTCCCACTGGCGAGCGTAAGAGTTTTCGAAATATATTAAATCAAGGTAGCCATTTGCGAGATTGGTTCCTTCAAACTGTGAAACCTTTTGCTCCATGTCTTGTGGTGTTTGAATGCTTCCTTCTTTCATTTGGCTGACAATGTCAAGTTCGCTCGCCTGACCTGCCATAAATGCTAATGAGAAGTCTCGAGAAATGGCGCCGATAATAGAGGCGTAGGTATCTGGAGTAAAATCTGTTGTCAGAGAGACAGTGTCAAGCTCTTGGTCGTCATTGAAATAAAGGCTAGCGAAGAAGTTGTAGGAGAGGAAGCTGGTCTGTTCCTTGCACAGGGCCAAAGACCCCATGTCAGCGCTACAGTCGTAGAAGCCTTCGCTGCGAGGGAAGCTGTCCATGCTCTCTCCGTAATCCCAGCTCTTGAATAGTCTGACATCAGAGGCTATGGCATAGCCTGAAAACGCTACGGCCGACAGACACAGCAAAGGCTTGGTTATAAGCTTTATGCTCAAAACATTTCTCCCTGGAAACCTAAAGCATTTGGTTCGTTGACTATGTTGCTTGTCTCATCGGCCGACAGGCAATGATCTTGAGCAACTCCAGAAACCTAGGATGGCGATGCCTGCGTGTGTGGACAGAGGTGGGGCTCAACCCTGGTCGTTCGCTAGTCTGGTGGCGGGGCCTCGATGCCTCGCCGTCAGACAAAGGAGAACACGCATGGGAACATGGATGAAGGCCGCCGCCGTGGTGGCTTGCGGCCTGGCGCTCTGCGGCTGCAAGACGCAGATCACCACGCAGGTGAACCTCTCGGACCTGGACGATCCGGAGGCGCTGGAAGCGCCCGGCAAGGTGCGCCTTGAGGTCTCAAGCTGCGCCGACTACCAGGACTCGCGACAGCCGTCCGACTCCCTGGTGAAGGCTCAGGAGATGCTACCGCGGATCTTCCCGGCCGCCGAATACCGGGAATGCTATCGCCAAGAAATGAACAGCTGGGCCGAGTTCGACCTGCCGGTGGCCATCGACCATACCTCGGGGGATGGCCCGACCAGCGAGGACACCATCAACCTGGCATCGTCAGAAGGCTATCCGCTATCGCTCTATGTGCCCGAGGCCCTGAGTCAGCGCCTCGAGGAGGCGAAGCGCTCCAATCCGATGATGGGCAGCCTCGACATGTCGGTGCGGATCGAGGTCAACAACGACACCGAGCAAGCCCGATCCGTCCAAGTGTTTGGTGCCTGGGTCGATGGGGCGCCGTATGTGCTGGGCCAGATCGAGCTCGAACCCGGAGCCGAGCACGCCTTCTACCTCTCCGACGTGAGCATCGATCAAGCAATGAAGCATCAGTATGCGGCGGTGCTGAAGGCGCCGTGAGGAAACCTTGACGCGAGCCCCTTGCGGGCGGGGTTCGTCTCCTCGAGCAGCACGCCCCCGGCCATCCGTGGCCGGGGGCTTTTGCGTTTCGGGGATGGCCTATCAACCAGTGTCACATCAGTCAGCGGAACGGCAGATCACCATAGCCCCATATCACGGTTCCGGTGATGAGAAGCCAGATAGCTAGGCGCTGAAACCAGACTCGGCGAGGATCGTCTTGTGCGCGGCTCAGCCCCATCAGTAGCGAGAGTTCGACTCGCTGCTCTGGTGAGGCCTCGGCAAGCAGGCGGGCTTGCCGAAAGTCCAGCCAGGCAGCGAATAGCACCATCAATGAGCCGGATCGTTGGAACCAGCCGCCGCCGTCGACGAGATGCCAGCTGAAGTAGGCCGATAAGAGGGCAGGGCCGGTGGCAGTGATAACCAGCAGCCAGTCTTTTCGGAATGTGGTCATATGCGTGCTTCCAAGGAGAGGCAGCCCTGTCTTTCTTCAGCTCGCTTCATCGATCACGGCAAAACTTTCTGACTGCCGCATTGAGCATGTCCTCGTAGAAGGCGGCCCCTGTTCTGGCGACACCGACAACATCCGAGGGATCGATCGCTTGATTTTGGTGTGTGGTGGGTGGCTCATAGGTGGTTCCATAGTTGGTCACTGGAATGAGCTTGACCTTGCCAGGTGTAAAAGCAATGTCTAGATGGCCATCGGCTTCATAGGTTGCCGGCCCACCACCAGTGACATCGAGTTTGGTGATGGTGATCGGCCCGCCGGAATTGTTGCTAATGGTTGTACCTCCAGGAAGCCTGTCGGTGATTTCCTCGACGGAGTGCTGATCGGCATTCCTTGCGTGCCGCAAGTAGGTAATCAGGGCGTCCCGGGATCTCATGTTTACGTACTTGCCCCTCCATCCTGCCCAAGCGGGTGACTGCTTGAAGTGTGCCTCTGACTTGTTCCAAACCCTTTCGATGAAATGAAGAAATAGTGCCCAGTGATGCTCGAAGTCATCAAGAGATTCGGCGCTCTCCATGGCTTGAATTTGTTTTTTTGCTCTGTCCAGCTCCTGCTGCGGCTTTCGTGGAAGCTCCATGAAATACTCCTGTCTCAGGCTGAAGTGTTGACCATAGCATTCACTGCATTCTAATCGTGCTCAGGATCCTCTGGCACGCCATGTTGGAGATAATCGCCTATCCTCTCTCCATGTGTGGACGCTTCGCCCTCTATGATATTCCCCGCGTCACGCGGTCGCTGCGGCAGGTTCTTGGCGCTGGTATCGAACCGCCGCCGACGTCGCCGCGCTATAACGTGTGCCCGGGTACCTGTATCACTGCCGCCTGGCGTCTAGATGAGGCCGCGCCTCTGGCGTTCGGCCAGCTGTGGTGGGGCTTCCGGCCGCATTGGGCCACCGGCAAGGCGCCGGAGCCGATCAACGCCAAGTCTGAGGGTGTGCCAGCTCCCGCTACTTTCGCTCGGCGTTCGTCCGGCACCGCTGCCTGATTCCGTCGGACGGCTGGTATGAGTGGCTGGCGCCGGCGTACGGCAAGCAGCCGCACTTCATCACCCGCACCGATCGTCAGCCCCTTTGGCTGGCCGGCATCTGGACTCACCGGGCCGACGGCAATCCCGGCTGCGCCATTCTCACCGAGCCCGCCCGAGGAGCCGCGGCCGAGATCCACGACCGCATGCCGCTGGCGCTCGACGACGCCAGCCTCGAGCCTTGGATCGATCCCCTCCTGACCGATCGCGAGGCGCTGCGTCACACGGTCCGCCACATCGATGGCTCTCTCCTGACGCACTGGCCCGTGAGTCGTCGCGTCAATCGCCCCTGCAACGACGATGCCTCGTTGATAGAGTCGACCGACGGCGCAGCGGGGTGAACGCCTACAGAACGGGGGGCTCAGCTCACTATGCTGAGGGTGTGATGTCAGGCGCTTGCGAGTTCATGGCCGAGCCCGCCGCCAGGGAGGCAAGCCGGCGTCACCATCTTCATTCCACCCTGTGGCGGGCCAAGGATGGCCCATTTGCCTCACAGCGGCAGCCGCCGATGCACCTGCCTTGGGCGCCCGGCCTGGTCCCTGGCCACCCGCCACGCTCCATCCGTCACATCCGTCCCGCGCAAGAGCATGTTCATGGTCGTGCCCGGCTGCCACACGTCTTGGCTCGAGTGATCGCTCAGCCGGATCCGGCCCGACACCAGGTGGCCACGCCAGACGAGGTGATACTCGATCAGGCTGCTGTGAGGTGGGGTGGCTCGCCTGACTCCGGTCCAGCCGTTCCGCTCAAGGCGCTTACGCCACTGGGTGATGCGGAGTAGGGTGGCGTCGTCCATAGTAGCAGCGCGTCACGCCTCGCTAGGCACCCAGCTGACCAGCCAGCCCTCTGGTGTCCTCGTGATGTCGACGTTCGCGTTCTCGTCGATCTCGGAGACGATGCTGTCCCAAGCGTCGAGGTCGTCGCCGTCTTCTGGCTTCAGGTGCACCTGACGGCACTGTCTGCGGTTTGCTCCCTGAATGGCGATCTGGATGCGCTGGGCCAGCTGCTCGTGGCTGGATGGCTGGGGCAT